GTAGTGACAAACGAGGTTACGCTGCGACTGGCGACTGACGCGACGAGCGGCAAGTCGCTAGAGATCCTCGTCGACTCGTCACTGTCTGCTGTCGAGTAGTCATCTCTGTGGATCGACATCCACTGCTGTACAGTACTGATGCGGCTGGCTGACTGTCTCAGCCGGCCGCACCAGTAGTAGTAGTGAGGTGAGACATGGCGATGAGACGGATTACCCTAGACGGTGAGTACGCAGGCATGTGGTGCGAGATGCGCACTGATGTCAGCGCACGCATCCTGATCGACCTAGAGTCTGGCAAAGCAGATCGTGCGATGTCAGCCTTTGCGAGACTGGTACTCGCACATAATCTGACCGGTCTCGATGGCGAGAAGATCGATGATGTACTCGACGCACCGATCGGTGCGCTGATGCAGGCCGTGCAGAAATGGTCAGAGGCGCAGACACTCCCCCAAGCATAACGCTCGCAGCGCGTCGCATGGCACTAGGTCAGCGCATCGCACCACCACCAGAGATCATCTATCACCTCGTGGCAGAGAAGTTTGGTATGTGGCCTGACGATGTCGCTGATCGACCAGTCGACGAGGTACTGCGAGCATGGCAGATCATGGCTGCACTGCAGCCGCGTGAGAGGAAGTAGTGCATGGCTGGATCATCGATGCAGACACGTATCAGCATCTCACCGTCATCCGGCTTCTATAAGACTGAGATGGCGTTCCTAGAGATGTCGCAGCCTAAACTGTGGCGACGCATCCTGAATCTCGCTGCACTGAACGCAGCATCGACGATGCAGAAGCCTATGCGTGAGGCTGCACCGCGCGGCAGTACCGGTCGTCTCGCAGGTGCAGTCAAAGCGCGACGCGCGCGCATCAATCCGCCGGCCGCTGTCGTAGGTATCAAGGCAGGCGTGTCGCGTGGTGACAGCAAAGGGGCATGGTACAAATGGTTTGTCACTAGTGGTCGACGCGCACGCACCGGCATGCGCGGCCAGCAGATCAGAGGTGTAGCAGGTCGACCATTCGTATCACAGGTCGCGACAGATCCAGCACGACAGACGCGCGCACTAGAGGCCTACGGTGACACGGTCGTGGCCTACTTCGAGAACTCAACTTTCCGTGACACCGTACTGAGATTCAAGCGAGGTGCATAGTGGCAGATAGGTCAGTCAACTTTTCGATCTACGCCAAAGACGCTGCGTCGAAGGTATTCAAAAACCTGCAGCGCAACATGTTTGGTCTGCGCGGTGCTGCGAAGCAGATCTCATCTGACCTGCGCGCGATCGGCATCGGTATCGGTGCGCTCACTGCCGGCCTGATTGCGTTCGGTGTCAGCGCAGTGCGCGGCGCAGTAGCAGACGCAGCAGCCACAGCCAAACTCACTGCCGCACTGAAAGCGCGCGGCATGGCGACAGATGCAAATCTCGCAGCGATCGAGGAGATGATCACTGCCGGTGCGCGACTCGCATACACAGATGATGATGTGCGCGCGTCTGTCGAGGCCGCCACACGCTTTACAAAAAACTTCAGCGCGGCGCAGAAGATCAGCGCGACTGCAATGGATCTCGCGCGCGCCACCGGTATGACGCTCGATGAGGCGACGATCGCAGTAGGCAAGGCGTATACCGGCAGCGGATCGCGTCTATACACACTGCTAGGCATCCAGCAGAAAGATGCCAAAGGCAAGACGCTGCTGATCAAAGGAAACAAGGCACTGGCCGCGATCATGGGCAAGGTCAGCGGATCAGCAGAGGCCTATGCGCAGACGACAGAGGGCGCGTTTGCATCACTGCAGATCAGTCTGTCTGAGACCAAAGAGTCAATCGGCAAAGCACTCGAACCTGCAGTGGTCAAACTGCTGACGCGACTGCGACCACTACTCGATCGACTGACTGCACAGATCAACGACAACCTGCCAAAGATCCAAGACTACGCGACGCGCGCTGCAGACAAGATCGCTGATCTCGCACCACGACTCGTAGGATTCCTAGAGCGCACTGCGCCGAAGATCGCGCAGTGGCTATCTGATGGAAAGAAATCACTAGGCGAGTTCGGTGATACAGCAGAGGATCTCTTCGGTGAGAACGGCAGACTGACTGTCGCACTGGCCGGTATCGGTGCAGCATTCCGTGGTCTCTCTGGTGCGATCGCTGGTGCGCTCACTGCACAGGGTGTCGATCCGATCACCGCATACATGATCGGTGCAGTCAGTGCCGGTGTCATCAGTGGTGTGCTGTCTGGTCTCGCATCGACAGCCGTGACCGCAGCCATCGCAAAGTTTGGCGTGCAGATGAAGACCGCATCGACTGTAGGTGGTGGTGGTGGTGGCCTGCCTTCGATCCTACCTACTGCTGCACCTGCTGCTGCTGCTGGTGGTGGCATCATCGCAGAACTAGGTACTGCTGCGTCGACACTAGGCGCAGGCCTCGCGTCGATCGGCGCAGTAGGTGCTGCCGTCGTCGCTGCCGTAGGTGTCGCATCTGCCGCTGCTGGTGCAGCGATCGGCAACATGCAGAACGAGCGCGTCGCGCGTGGCGACATCACACGAGAGCAGGCGACGATGGAATCATCGCAGCAGGGTGGTCAGCCTATGTGGACACCTGCGCCGGGTTCAGCAACAGCGCGTGAGATGAAGCAGGGTTTCTCAGATTTTTTCGACTTCATCAATCCGTTTGATGGTGGCAAGGATGGCAAACACAAACCGGCATTCGTCGATCCTATGACAGCGCGGTACGGCAGCATCTCAGCGAATCCTATGAACGATAAATACAGCGTGCAGGTGTATCTAGGTGCAGAGTCTGTCGCTGATCCACTAGAGAAGATCATCGTCGATCGCGTACGCGACGGTCGCAACGGAAACTACTAGACATGGCAGTGCCATTCAGTCTCATCATCGCTGGTGTCGACGGTGGTGCAGACCTGCTAGATCTGCCATCAGCATCATCGACCACGACACCGTATGTCGATCTGTCATCGCTGACGCTGACGCAGGCCGCAGATGGTGGTGGATCGTCGATGTCTTTCGATGTGATCCAGCGCGACACACCGATCTCTGTAGGTGTCTATCAACCGTGGTGGCGTAGCGGTGGCGTAAACGACAATGCGCGCGTGCAGTTTTTTGACTCACGCTATCACGCGACCACACCGATCTTTATGGGATACATCACCAGCATCGAGGCACGACTGATGGCGAATGGTCTTGGTACGGTCGCGACTGTGAGCGTCGCAGATCCTACCGGCTGGCTAGACAAGACGGTGGTGCGATCTGGTCGCAGTGGTACAAACTACAGCCGTGTCGCAGGCGACTACGGATTTGGTGACAGCACGACGACAGATCAGACATACATCAATGGCCTGCTGGCAAAGGTAGCGACGCAGCGATCTGATGCGGCATCGCTGCAGATCCTCAACACTGCGATCATCAGCGGCACTACACGCGCGATCTACAGCGGCACTGCTGTAGCACTTGGCGAGAAGCAGTCGTTCAAGGTAGGCACACTACGCAGCGCGCTGGATCAGGTCGCTGCTGCTGCGAGTGGTGAGTCAGGCAACGCATACCGGTACTACATCGACACGGTAGGTCGACTGCACTATGAACCAGTGACGGCCGCACCTACGGTGGCCACTGCACCGATCGAGATCACCACTGACACATCTGAGGTGCGCACCGGTAGTGTCGCTGCATCGACGCGCATACTGGCGCGCGACCTGCGTGTGTCGCTCGATCATGACCGCATCGTCAAGGGTATCTATGTCGCATGCTCATCATCATGGGATGACTTCGACAGACGCTGGTCGAAGTCAGGCGGCACATCACTGCGCTCGACTGATCCATACTTCCGCACCTACACTGGCACCTATCCACAGACCGGTGCTGCCAAGACTGCACGCAGTGGCGCGATCGCACATGAGGTGATCGATGCATCGCAGATCAACACACTGTCGCGTCTCGACGCGATCGGCCGTCTGTCGCGCGCGACTTTTAATACGCGCAGCGCGCCAGTGCGCAGCGTGACATTCACAGTGGCCGGCAATAGCCAGACGCAGACATCGTCACCTGACTGGTCGCATGGATACCTGCAGGGGTGGTGTGACAACGGCACGACGCGTGTGCTGACGACTGCATGGCAGGCTGGTCAGTACTGTAAAATCAATGCACCGGCACTAGGATTGTCTGCAGCCATCCTGCGTATCGTCAGGGTGGTCTGGCGATTCGAGGCCGGATCGTACAACGCGCGACTAGAGATCGAGTGTGAGCAGCGCAGAGGTGGCAGCAAGAGTCGGCGCTACCTACTGGGGAGTGAGTAGACATGGATGCATACACGACCGGCGGCAGTGGTCTGTCATCGAGCGGTGGCGATGTCGTCGCTGACAATGGCGCGACGATCATCTCGTCGAGATCGCAGGGTGATGACGCGACGCTGTTTGGTTCTGCTGCGCTGCGTGAGATTCAGGCCGGTGTCGCAAACGGCGACTTCGCCATCACACCGCAAGATCCGCTGGCGACGATCAGTGACGACAACAATCTGCCGTACTGGTCGTACACAGATGTAAACAGTGGCGGCAAGATTACCTGCGCGCTGGTAGCAAATGCGACGACTGCATCTGGCTATGTACTGCGCTGGTCTGTCGTAGGTGACGGCACGCTGATCACCGGCAAGAGCGCGACCATGACACGCTATGTACCGATTGCAGGATCACGCAATCGATCATTTGCCTACGCAGCAGAGGCGCACCTGCTGACCGGCGGCAGCAGCACCACTGCCTGCAGCCTCACACTGTCGATGGGTTATGTGACCAGCGCATACGCTGCGACTGGATCGACGATTAGCGAGGCAGTCACCTTCACTGATGTCGCACTAGGTCTCACCTTTGTGCAGGTGCCACAATGGGATCTACTCGCACCAGATCTCACTGAGTGGCTATCAGTGACCGTGCCAGCAGATGCTGCGTATCTCAAGATCACGATGACGGTATCTACAAATGCGACGGTGTCTGGTGGCACAAAGACCATCGACTGTGCTGAGGTGCGCATGATGAGCGCAGGTGCTGGTCTGATCCTGCCTGACCTCAACGCGCCAGCGACAGGTGCCGGTGCGATGTGGCAGGATGACGGCCGCATCACCATCGCACCGGTGATGTCGACGACTGACGGTACATACTCACGACTGGAACTCGACACTGGCATCTACATGACTGCACCGCTAGGTGTCGAGATCACATCTGATGGCAGCGCGCTGGGTACGCTGTATGCCAGCGATGTGCATGACACCACTGGAGACTTGCAACTGATCGCAGAGGGTGGCGATGTGATCCTGCGACACGGTGTGACTAGCAGCACTGCGCCTCGTCTGCTATTCCGTGATGGTGCAGGTACATACTATGGCGGCATTCAGATGACCGGTACAAACTCATTTCGATTCTACAACGGCAGTACGACAAACGATTACGGCTACCTGCTGGCAGAGCGCATCTATCCTATGAACGGCACGACAGCATCGTCGTACATCTACCACGATGGCACGCGACTGAGCATCGGCGGTGGCGGCGGTTTCGATGCGAGCGGCACAGTGTACGCATCAGGTGCGATGGTCAGCGACGCGATCAGCACGACGACGCAGACAGCATCTGCTGCGATCTGGGTGCTGTCATCTGGCACGACCTACAGCCTGCGACGCAACTCGTCATCCGCTCGATACAAGACTGAGATCGAGGATGTCGACGCTGTCGTGCTAGAGGCAGCGCGACGCATCCGGCCGCGACACTATCGGTCGACGATCGCTGATGAGGATGGCGCGACGCGTCTAGGATTCATCGCAGAGGAAGTCGAAGCAGCCGGCCTGACGCACGCAGTAGGATACGACGCAGACGGTCGACCTGAGTCACTCGACACGACTGCACTGATCGCTGCGCTGTATGCGCGTGTCGATCATCTAGAGCGCAGGCTGGCTGCACTAGAGGCGGCATCACGATGACAGCATCACAGGTCAATGAGATCATCCGCAAACTTGAATCGATGGATCGACGACTAGGTCGCATCGAGGCTGAGTTGGCAGAGACGCGCGGCGCGCTACGGCTGGCACGCTTCGTCGTGGCACTACTGGGGATCAGCGGCCTGTCAGGTCTGGCCGCATGGCTGGCACAGAATCGAGGTGGCTGATGGATCGCATGCGCATCGTGACTCAACTCGACAGCGTCGAGCGCAATGCCAAAGGTCAGCAGATCCTCGATGACTGCGCGCCATCGTCACTGATGGCATGCGCAAACTATCTGACCGGCACGACCTATACCAGCGCAGATGGCGTGCGCATCCTGACGCGGGTAGGTCGCAAGGATGTAGCAGGCGTACCTACGCCATCGAGTCTGGCGCAGATCGTCAAGGCTGCACCGCTGGTAGGTCTGCGACCGGCATACGCAAAGTCATGGCAGCAGGTCGTCGATGCGCTGCGCGCTGGCGGCACTGTACTGATCAATGTGCAGCAGCCTCGTGGCTATCCAGCCACCGTACAGATGAGCGCATGGCATGCAAAGTGGCAGCGGTACTGGCGCAAGACCGATCCTAAACATGAGGCTGCCGGATACGGTCACGCCACTGCTGCGGCTGCCTATGGCGACGGTGCGCAGTGGTGCGATCCTACGATGTCTGGCACTGGCCGTGAGACCTACGGTGTGCCGGTGTCGTGGTCTGACCTGCGCTCGATCGCGTCTAGTAAGGGAGACGCACCACACAAGCGGTGCATCATCCTGACGACACGCGCTGCAGCCAAATCTGCGCCTGCACCAGTGGTCGCACCGGCTGCTGTCACCGTCACCGTACAGCCACCAACGCGCGCCGCTGCGGTACGCAAACCTGCAGCAGTAGTGCAGACATCACCAGTGCATGCTGTCGATCATGCCGCTGCGATCACCACACTGGCTGGTGTCGTCAGCAGAATCGCTGCCAGCAGGGGAGACAAGACCATGCGTGATCAGATCATCGCTGCTGCGCTTGACGCGCTGCAGGCTTCGCTATCCACAGCCATCGCAGTATTTCTAGGTCTAGGTGTGTCTATCTTTGACCTCACCGGTGATGGCGCAAAGGCAGTCGCTGCCAGTGCCATCAGCGCGGCACTGCTGGTGATCCAGCGGTGGCTAGATGAAGACAACACCGCATACGGCCGCCAGCGAAAGTAGAGGCGGCAGACTGGAGAAGGCAGATGTCAGGTCTCGACGAGATGCGCGCACTGGCTAGTGCGTCACATGCCGGCATACCGTGCTGGATCACAACCAAGACCGGCAGTCTCAGTGCAGAGGATGCAGACACACTAGGTGCCGCGCTGGTCGATGAGTCGATCATGTCGACGACGATCTCGACATGGCTAGATCGACGAGGCATCCGCGTAGGTGCGCAGTCAGTCAGTCGACATCGTCGTGGCATCTGCCGGTGCGACCGTGGCTGATGACCTGCGACTACAGGCAGAACTCGACGACCTCAAGGCCGCACACTCACGCGCGCTGCGTCGTCTCGCCAAGCGTCAGGCCGATCGTGCAGATCTAGTCGACGCTGTCTACCGTGCCAGTCGAGATGCACTGGCCGGCATCACCATCGCACCGGTGCCACCACCACTACCAGACAAGCGTCGTCGTGGTCGAGAGACTGCCGTGCTGCATCTGAGTGACTGGCAGATCGGCAAGCAGACCGCTGACTACAGCATCGACATCGCAGCGCAGCGTCTCGATCTACTGGCACGCAAGGTCGAGCGCATCGTAGGTATCCAGCGTCTCGATCATCCAGTCGACCACATCGTCATCGCACTGACTGGCGATCTGGTCGAGTCTGATGGCAACATCTTTCCGTCTCAGTCGTATGAGGTCGAGGCTGGTGGTCTGTACATGCAGATCTTTCGTGGCGCAGAGATGCTAGCCACGATCGTGCGTCGCATGGCTGCGATCTTTCCTAGAGTCACAGTGCGCGGTGCGATCGGTAATCACGGCCGCATCGGTCGTGCCGGTGATCACTCACCAGAGTCAAACAGCGACGCGATCCTGATGCGTGTCGCAGCGCAGATGGTGGCAGGCGAGTCGCGTATCGACTGGCGTGAGTCACTGACGATCGGTGCGCGTCACTGGTACGACACCGTCGATGTATCTGGTCAGCGCATCCTGATGGTGCATGGTGATCAGTTTGGTCGCGCACACGGCATACCAAACATCTCGCAGAAGGCGACTGCGTATGCGATGTCACTGACACCGTACCGGTATCTGCTGTACGGCCACCATCATCAGCCATCGCGCATGACACTCGCAGATGGTCGCATCACTGCGTGGTGCTCACCATCGATCGAGTCAGGTAATCGCTTCGCTGTCGAGGTCGTAGGTGCGACTGGATCACCGGCACAGTGGCTGCTATTCATCGACGACACAGGTGAGGTCTCAGGTGAGTATCTCGTCAGACTCGTCGAGTGAGGTAGACGATCGCTGCACATCCTGCAGCGTAGTCACGCAGTGCTGGCGATACGGTGAAGACATCATCGCCACCCTGCCAGATGACATACAGATTCTGGGGTACTACAGCATCTGTCACACCTGCATCAGACAGGTACTAGACGCGATCGACGACTAGAGACGGCCAGCCGGCAGGCTGGCCGTCTCTCTGTTTCGAGCACGAAATGGGGGGTGCTTGACAGTACTAGACAGGGGGTGCATTATGCAGAGGTCAGGAACAGACAGGTGGTCACCAGACCACACCTGACAGGGAGATCGAAAATGGCAGAGACCGGAACGATCGAGATCACAGCGTCGATGGCGCGACGCATGTACGACTACACAGACATCGGTCATGAACTACCAGAGGCTGACAAGGCTGCGGTATGGGTGTCGATGTATGAGCAGATCAAGGCACAGGGTGCAGGCACTACCGGTGCGACGATCGTCGTCGATACGACTGCGCTGGCAGAGATCGTATCGTGGTCATCCTATGAGGCAGAGATGGCATCACCGTATGACTTCGATACAGCACTGGAGTGTGCATCGTATCGACGCTCGATGGCTGCACTAGAGAAGCGCGCACGCGCAGCACTGGCGGTGCGCTGATGGCCGGATCGACGAGGTACTGGGTGGTCGAGCGTGATGCAGATGGCGACTGCATCGGTGACTACGAGTCGTATCGCACGACTGCTGATGCATACCGTGCGGCACGATCGCAGCGACTGCGACCACATCATGACGACACTGCGACGATCGAGGTAGGTCGCATCGTCAATCACGACACTGACAACGAGTATGCGCTGGTGCTGCGCACCTCGACCGTGGTGCGATCATGACGGCCGGTAGCGGCACCGGTCTGTGGCGCACAGCCAGCGGCAGCAGCGGCCGCGTCTGCTACGACTGCCGCACAGAGGTGATCGTGCGCTCGATGCGCCTGATCGAGACACTGACCGATCGACTGAGGATCGACGGCTGGATGGAGATCACAGACATCACACCGGCAGAGGTCGTGGCTGGCCTCGATCGCTGCGATGCATGCGGCACGACGGTCGCACTGGCGGTGCGATCATGAGTCGACCGGCACGCGTCACACAGCATGAGGCCAGACAGTACATCGCAGAGCGTCGCGACTTTACAGCCAGCGCGCTGACCGGTCGCAGCGTCGCACCTGCTGCATGGGGGCGACTGATCGGCCTCGACTGCCAGATGTATCGATCGGCACAGACGCGCATCGACTATGTCGTGCTGTCGTATGGCACGCCTATCGCATGGCATCTGCCTGACTACGGCTGGCATCTGATCGAGTACCGATTCTCACACACGACCAGCCGGCACCAGTCGCTGCTGCGGCAGGTGGTGTCGATGGAGTGATGTCAGACAGGTGGCACGACCAGTGTCGATGATGGCGACAGCAGCACAGGCTGCGGCCGTAGCAGTAGAGAAGGAGAAGGCAGATGGCACAGACGCAGTACCAGCGTGATCAGCGCAGATGGCGCAGGCAGGCACGACAGCGATCGATGATGACCATCGTGCTGCTGGCAGTATCGCTGGCAGTCATGGCAGTAGTCACCGGCAGGATCGCATCATGAGCATCGCTAGATTTGTGCGCGTGCGACAGCGCAGCGCAGAGTGGCTGGCACTACGCCAGCAGGGTATCGGTGCCAGTGATGTGCCGGCCGTACTAGGTCTGTCACCGTACAAGTCACGGCTGACACTGTGGCTGGAGAAGCGCGGCGAGATCGATCCATCACCGGTAGGCGCAGCGGCAGAGCGTGGCGTGATCCTAGAGGATGCAGTCGCGACGATGTACAGCCGGCAGACCGGCCGTCGACTGCGGCAGTCACATGGCATGTATGTCAGGCGAGACCTGCCGTGGATGTACGCCAGCCTCGATCGACTGACCGTAGGTGGCGATCAGCGGATCGTCGAGATTAAGACCAGCGCATCACCGGCATGGTCGATCAATCCAGTGCCGTTAGATGTCGTCGCGCAAGTGCGCTGGCAGATGGCAGTGACCGGCATCGATGTGGTCGATGTGGCCGCGCTGCTAGGTGGCCTCGTCTTTAGAGTCGAGACCATCGAGCGTGATCTAGAGATCGAGCGTCAGATGGTCGACGAGGTAGGTGACTTCTGGCAGTCGATCCTCGACGGTGTGCAGCCAGATGCGACGCACCTCGACACCGGCCTGCTAGGTCAGATCTACCGTGGTGATCCTGACGAGACGATCTATGGCAACGATGAGGTGGCACTGCTACTGAGTCGCTACCTCGACGCACGCACTGCTGCACAGCAGGCGGATCGAGATGTCGATACGATCGAGGTCGAGATCAAGGAGATGATGCAGACGGCCACTCGTCTCGATGCTGACCGGTATGTCGCGACATGGCGTGAGGCTGACGGTCGAGAGATCATCGACTGGGAGTCGATCGCACGATCGTCAGCGATGTCACACTCAGACCTCGACATCGCGATTCAGAATCATCGCAAGGTCAGCGCACCGGTGCGACGATTTGTAGTGAAGGAGAAGGCACATGGCTGATACGACATACGCACGCACGATGGCAGAGATGCCGCAGGATGATCGTCTAGAGGTGACGATCGATGCCGCTGCGCTCACGCAGCAGGGTGTGGTCAGTCACCGGCAGTACGACATCCTCTCTCGACGCACGGCCGGTGAGTCACACGCCATGATCGGTGCGGCACTAGGTCTGTCACGACAGCGCGTCGCGCAGATCGAGGTGCGCGCACTGCAGATCATGAATCAGGAAGCAGAGAAGGGAGACACACACTCATGACCAACGCAGAGGTACTCGCAGCACTAGAGGCACCGTTCACAGCGGATCAGATCAGACAGCGTATTGGTCGAGGTGGGATCAGCCTGTCATGGGTTGACGCGCGCACCGTGGCCGCACGACTCGATCAGGTACTAGGTCTGGCCGGCTGGTCGTGGCACATCGAGCGACAGCAGGATGGTGTGGTGCTAGGCACACTCACTGTGACGCTGCCAGATGGCGCGACCGTCGTGCGTCAAGACTATGGCTACATGACCGG